TCCATCCCGCCAGACAATGGACCACTGCCGCCCATGCCGCCGTTGTTGAACACGAGCCCACCCTGGTTCGCCTGACCACAGCCGCCGTCTCCGCCATACAGGTTGAGGTCGCCACCCGACCCGACGCCGCCCTGATTGCCCAGAGCGGGGGCGCTCACATTGCCGAGCGGATTGCAGGTGCCGCCCGACGCGCTGCAATAGATCGCGCCGCCAGAGCCAAACTGACTGGCACCACCGCTGCCCGGGGCTGAGGCACCTGACACGCCGGCTGCGCCTCCCGCGCCGATCGTCACCGGGATGATCGCGCCCGGTGTCAGGCCGGTGATACGTTTCCTGGCATAACCTCCGCCCGAGCCGCCGCCGCCGGTGCAGCCGGGGACGGAGGCCCAGGATCCCGACCCGCCAGCCCACAACTCGACCTCGATCGTAGTCACCCCGACCGGCACCACGAAATTCCCGGATGAGGTCATGGCCTGCACCCCGTGCGGCACGGCACGGATCAACGCCTGGACGGACAACAGCACCTGGTTGAACGCCGTCCCGGTCGTGTCGGCCGCGATACCAGCCGCAGCGAGCAGCGACATCATTTCTTCCTGCCACATGTTCGCGACCCAGTAGCGGAAGCGAGTCGCGGCCGAGATGCCCGCCACCGCGGGCCCGAAATATCCCGTTGTCCCGGTCAGCGCCGGGGGAGGCGGCAGCGTGGCGACCGCCGTCGGATCGGTAATTCGTTGCATGCAATGTCCTGATCAGGAGAAGGTGAAAAACACGATTGTCTCGGCCGGAGCATCGGCCCGGATGCGGCACACCAGTTCGCCGGCGTCATAAACCTCCAGCGGATCCTCGACGCCCGACTCGTCGACCGCGAACCAGAACGTTATGACCTCCGGCGCATTGACCTGCCACACGAACGCCCACTCAGGTTCGCACAGCGATGCGTCGCACGGCTGGTCGACAGCGAACGGCGCGAACTCGGTGATCGTGATGGCGAAGCCAAGGTTCGCGGCCAGCGCAACGAAATAGCCGATCGTCAGTGAGCCGCGCGCGCCCCACTTCGCTCGCACCGCCGCCTGGCGTTGCTCAAGCGAGGGGTTCGCCGCTGTGCATGCATCCGGCAGGCCGAGCGATGCCTCCCATTCCGCCAGCAAATTCTGTGTCGTTGCCGGACTGGCATCGATCAGCAGCTGGGCCGCCGAGGCCATGTTGCGGACATAGGTGGGCGCCAGCGCCAGAAACAGCGCCGACAGCATCGAGCCTGGATCTCGCCGCCAGACCCGTCCGCGCGCGGCAGCAGCCGCAGCATCGCCTGCTGAAAGTCCGTGGCGCTATAAACCGGAGGCGGCATCAAATGTAGGTGATCGTTCCGAGGGAGAAAATATATCCGACCGCGGACGTGATCGGCCACGCCGACGGCGAGGTAATGGCGAACGACGGCAATCCACCGATGGCGCTGATCGCCGCGTCGCAGTCGCTTTGCTCAATCGACGTGGTGGCGAGCGGCGAGTCCGCCTGCCGGAACAAACTGGCCAGCGCAGCCGTGACCTGAGCCTGTTGCGCCGAGGCAATTCCCGCCAGCCCGGGGATGGTGAACGCCTGCGTCGCGGCCCGCGGCGCCACCGCATAGACGATCGGTGTCACCGGCCGCAGCGGATAAAGATAATTCGCCACCGCGAGTTGATCGCCGGTTGCAGCGCCATCGCGGGTCTCCAGCGAGGCCACGCCGTTGGTGCCTTGCGGAAAGCCGCCGAATGCAGCTTCGGCTGCATCCATCATGAAGAACACCGTGACGGCGCCGGGAACCAACGGAACCTGCGACACCCAGGCGCGGGTGACGCCGGGCACCTGCAACGCCCAGGTTACGTAGTCGGACTGATTTCCGCCGTGGGGAGGGGCGCCGTAGCTCTGCAACATGCGGGTCTGCAGCGGACCGTCCTGTTCCAGGTCGGCGCCGCCGGTGATCGGCCCGGTTGCCGCTCCGTTCGAACTGATCCCGGCGATGACGGTGGCGAGCGTCAGTGGCGTCCCGCCATCCGCATTCCCGTTCGCTCCCGCCAACTGGGCCGTAACCATCACCGTGACCGAGCTGCCGTCGTCGACCGTTGCGTCCGATACGGTGGCGTACTGGACGCCATCGGCTCGGCTGCACGCGGTGCCGGCCGGCAGGTTGTAGCCAATGGTGCCAGGCCAGGAGGCCGGTCCGGTCGCGCAGGTCGGCGCCTCGCGCAACACCGGGGTCGGTGCCAGCGCCGCCCACCCGTCGAGAAACTCGCCGGTCGCGGTGAATGGTGTCGATTGCAACGAAATCCAGTCGAGGTAGCCGTAGTGCAGATAAGCCATGCCCGCCTGCACCCAGGCCAGCACGCGCAGCACGGCGCGGCGGAGAAAGCCGTCCGCGTTTGGCAAGTCCGATGCTGTGATGTCCTGCATCGCCTGCATGCGCAGGGCGGTCAGCGTTGGTCTTGGGAAAGGCACGGCTCAGGTTTCCTGCGACCACACGTAATGAAAGACATTCGGCACGCCATTCGCCGTGATAGTGACGATCGCGCCGATGCCGCCCTGGCCCGTGAAGAACGTCGTCGCGTTCACCGAAGAAGCGATGCCATCGGTGACCATCCAGCCATGGCAGCGGATTACCTCGTCGCGCAGCCAGTTGAGCGTGTCCTGAGTGCGAGAACGGGCGAACGCCTGCCAGATTTTGGAACCGATCCGATCATCGGGTATGGCGATCAACGCGGGATCTTCCAGTGCCGCATAGCTGTCCGCCCACCAGCCGCGTGGATCGGTGTCGTACACCACGTCGCCCGGGTCCGACCGTGCGTCGGTGAACATGCTGATCAGCGACGCCGTTTGCAGGTCGCAACCGAGTTCCAGACCGGAGCCGAGCATGTTGAGATCGCCGGTCCCGGTGACCGGGTCCCAGACAATGCGAATATCGCCCATGTCAGGTGTTCGCCGTTGGCGGCGTGTTGTTGGTGGGATGTTTGTGCGACTGCAGGCCGACCTGATCCGCGCCGCCCGCTCCTGCGATCACCGAGCCAGTGACCGACAGATTGCCGGTCAGCGTGTAATTGCCGGTGTGCGCGACGTTGCCGGTCAGTCCGATGCCGCTCGCCGACAGGTGAACTATGGCGCCTTGCGCGTACAGGCCGGCGTCGCCGGGGGCGATGCCTTTCATTCGGTAGCTCTGGTGGTTGGTGGCGATTACCACTGCCTTGGAACGATCGCCATCCAGAAACGCCACATGCAGATCGGCGCCGACCGGCGGCGCGCTGAAGAACCCGTAGTGATACAGCACCGGAATGTTGTCGCGCACCGACAGCGCGTCGAGCTGCGCCTGCACGGTTTGCACTACGCCGTTGTCGCTGACGTCCAGGGTGGAGCGGGCCAGCGCAAACGGTGTGCCTCGGCGTCGCGACAAGGCGTCGACCTGGCGTTCCAATCGGGCGACTTTCTCCGCAAGTAGTGCGATCATCGCGTCGGCCGCACTCATGACGGCGGATTGGTGGAAGACGGCGCGGGGGACTGCGAGACCCGCGGCGAATTCCACAACTCGTTGTCGAACAGGTTCAATGGATTTGGATCGGGGTCGAAAGCGTCCGGCGGCATCAGCACGAGATCGGCGTGCGTCCCCGATAGGTCTCTGCGAAAGGTGACCGTGCCGATGATCCATTGCGCGCCGGTGATATCGGCCGCCGGGGCGTCGATCGGCGCCAGCCGGTTTGGGGTCCACAACCCCCCTTTGCTGTCGCGCCAGGAATCGCAGGTGATCGCGGCGGCCTGGCTGCGCCCCAGACGGCGGGCGCATTCCCATCTCGCCCGCTGCGTCGCCACCGCATCGTTGTCAGCCGGCGTCGGTTGCGCCGCACCCGGCACCGGTGCCACCTGCTCGGAAACGATGATTTTCAGGCGGTATTCGCCCAGAGTGGCGTCCAGCGTGACCGCCCGGCGATTGAGCAACGAGCCCAGATCGGTGAGCTGGTCGACGCCGAACCACACCACCATATATTCCGAGTAACGCTGATCGACCGAGCGCTCGGCGTTGATGCCTTCGATATTACCGGGCAACGAAAACCCCGAGGCGTGCTGCCTCGTGCCGACGCGGTCGAGCACCAGAGCGCCATATTCGTCCTCGTAGACCAGAAATCCGGCATAGCGGGCGATGGACTCAATGATCTGATACGGGGTCTCACCGAGCATGACCTGGAATTGCGGGATCGGAATGCCGAGGTCCGGGACCGCCGATCGTGCCGTGATGCCATACGCAGCGGCCAGGGT